CAACGTTTTTATGACGACGAATTTTATGATGTTCGTCGAGCTCTTTTCGCAGGAATGAAGCAGACCACCCACATATTCTATAACTCTGCTTATGAATTGTGGGTCATGTATCAGACTTTGCATGGTAACAAATCTGGATCACTTATGACTACAGTGGAGAACTCCTACGTTAATGCTTGCATTATGCGTGCTGCGTACGTGCACATTTGGATGCACTGCAGAAACCCGACCAACATAACACCTTACCTAATCCACAACGATGCCAAAGAAGAAAATTTCCCAGACATGAACGATTACAACGATCACGTGACGGAGACTTACTTCGGAGATGACGATGGAGGACAAACGCATCCAGAACGGCTGTTCTTTAACATGCATAACATCAGTGTGGTTATGGCTCACTGGGGCCTTGAGTACACTATGTCCTCCAAAGATGGAAATTTGCTTCCGTTTGTGAGCTTGAAAGATTTCATGTATTTGAAACGACGCTTCTTAACAGACCCAGAGTATTCAGACATAACCTGGGCACCATTGGATCGCCAACCATTGAACGAATTGTTCAATTGGACAAAAGTCGGGTTAGTCCACGAAGAAGCTCTTAAAGAAAACATCGAGACATTCGAACGGAACATCGCTGAGCACGGCCGCGATGTTTACAATGTGGAAACCCAACATGTAAAGTCGTGCCTAAGTACTATAAATATATCATACATTCCTCGCAGCTATGATGAGTACTTAGAAAGAAAGAAACTTGTCTACGGCAAATTGCCTGGCAGTTTCTCAATGAATAAGACTGCAAACGAGTTCGCAATACTATGCCAGTATTGTGAAGGAGGAGGAGAAGGGGACTTTGCACTTGGATCGAGTTTCAAAGATGTGATCGGGTAATAAGTTCCACCAGAGTATAATTGTCAAATGCTCTTGAATGACAACGGTCTTAAGTTCGAACCGAGACGCTTTTCCAGCGGTACAGAGATTCAATAAACAAACAAACTAATTCTTGTTTTATTGTTTGACTTTGATACCCGTATTTAACCAACGTCAAACCGGG